ACCATTTGTTGGGTTAGTTGAAATAGTCAACGTGTTCCCACCCGCGCTATACCCTGTACCTGATACCTCGTTAGAAGTAGTATAGGCAGCGGTAGCCGCATCCAAAGAAGCAGATGAAGTATACAACGCAATCTTAAACGTTTGCGCTGTATTGCCGCTGAAGTCCATTTCACCATCAAGCAGGGCTTGCTTGAAACTGGTACACATCGCCTGTGTTATAGCCATATCTAATCTCCTTTAGCTTACTGGCACTCGGAACTGTCCCGAGCGATAGGCGTCTTCACGTAGTTTACCATCTCCAAGCCCTTTTAACAGGGTCACAGACTGTAAGTACATTTTTTCATAATTCTGAACAACATCTGGTTCACCTTTTAAGAACCGAATAGCCTCAATCAACGCGCCGTTCATTAACGCAGAATCAAACTCTTCACCCAACCATGTAGTACCCGCAGTAACTATAGAAGGTGGGTAATATCCATAATGAAGTTCCGCGGTGTAGTTTCCACTAGGTGTTGGACCTAGAATAAACGAACTATCATCAAAGTATGCGTAGTGTTTAGGAAACCCCACAGACGTAGGAGTAGGGTATGCTTCCCTAATAAAGTTTACGTCTTTGTTTATAAGGTAATTATAGCCCCCATCAGCATCCACTAACGCAAGGGAGTATGTGTACAAAAAATCAGTAGGCATGGTTAGATACTTGTTATTAATCGTTACAGCCCCCGTAACATTCCTGCGTAAAGCAGGTATTTGTACGGTGTTATATATTTTCTGTTCGGCCTGCTCTGTAAACATAGCGAGCTGGGCATCTGTAAAAGAACTTTCGCAGATGTCTTCTATATTAGTTTTCAGCTCGGTATAGTTCATATTTTACCCCATTGGGCCACGGGCATACAGCCCTTTTGTAGCCGCGCCCGTACCGCGAACTTTAATCTGCCCACCTTTTTTGTACGCGCTAGTCATAGGCTGACCAGATTTCTTTGCTTCTTTAGCGGCGGCTTTCTTTCCCGCGGCATCGTAGCCAAACATTTTGTTTCCAACTTTAGGCATTATACACCTCCTATGTTGTTGTTACAGTAACTGTGCCCACAAATCCAGTACCAACTAACGTGTTTGGTACAAGACTAAACGGATCAAAGCCACCCCCTACAGGATTCCACCCCCACTGCACCCCCCGGCTGCTGTACGGTCCAGACGCCCCTAAACTTTGATCTGGGCGTGGGTTTCGTATAGCCTGCGGGTCATTTACTGGAAATTCATTACACAGCTCTCCCTATTCTAGGAACAAACCGTGCAGGCGTTTTTTCTCTGTCTTCCCCTGCAGCTAGCTCAAACTGTTCTTCGTAAGCAGCTTTTAGCATGGGGACGCGTTCCGCTAAGTCAGGAACCTTCATAGCAATGTGGTATGCGAGGCCCGCTACTAAACACGGCAAGAACCTAAAGTTCATATCCGCGGTTTCTACGCCCGCACCTGCGTCCTGTATACGACGCATACGCCAATAATAGAGAATATAGTTGTTGTTATCTGGTACAGGCCACACGTTTACATGCGGTTCCGCTCTAAGGCGCTCTACGTACATTTGTATGGGACGCCCTTGTGTTAACTTGTTAGGTATAGATGCGTACGTACTTACACTAATTCTGCTTATGGTAAGGTCAGATTGTGTTGCCGCGTTACCACTGTTAGTACGTATTTGATGTTCAAGCAAATCTATAGTGTCTGCTGGCAACTGGTATCGTGAAGTGCCCTGCACTAGGTTTACAGTGCCAGAATCTATGGTCCACATATTAATGCCACGATTCTGCCATTCTATAGTCATTAGGTTCATAGAACGTCTAGCGGTGCGTAGGTCGTATCCAGAACGTAACTCACGGCCCGCACGTTCCCATGCTTCTTCCGCTATCTCGGTGAAGTCCATGTTAAACGCTGTGGTGCCTGATGTCGTCATTTCTTACGCCTTTTTAACGGTGCTACGCGTTTAGGTTTACCTGCGGGTTGCCCCAAACGTTTTTTCTGCGCTATACGTTTGCTTTTTTCTGTTTTCGTCATTTCCCCGCTAGTTTTTGGAGTTTTGCTAGAAATTCGTTTAGATGGTCTACAATACGGCGTACCACGGCTTTCACCTTTTTTACGACCGCATGGCTTACCCGTCTTAACATCCTTCCAGTCCTCCTTGAACCAGCGTTTTAGTGCTGCGCCTTTTGCGGTCTTGCGAACAGCCATTACTTGCCCGCCTTCTTCTTTCTACATTTTGCAATGGCCCCACTTGCATACGCGCTCGGGAACACCTTATAGCTTGCCTTTACTTTGCGGTAACACGCATCCTTAACAGAGCCGCCCTTCTTGTAACCTTTGCTACGAGAAGAACAGCCACAACCACCGGATTTGTAGTACCTACGCATTAACGCATCTTACAAACTTTACCGCCACGAGCCATGCCGTAACCGCGAATCTTGCCCCCGCCCATCATCTTTTTGACTTTACCGCCATGCGCCATGCCTCCCGCTAACGTGCGCTGATCGTACGCTTCACGCTGTGCCGCGCGGTCGCCACGTTCAATAGCTGCGCCTTCTTCCATTGTTGGCATACCTTCAGGGCGTTTTTTAGGGCGAAGGCTCATAGACGGCGCTAATTTCTTCTTTTTCTTAGTCAGAGACTTAGGGCGGGCCTTTGGGCGTAATGAACTTTCCATATTAGTCCTATCCATTGTTAACAGTTCCACTTTCGTAAGCTCTTGTTAATACGGCTGTTAGGGTCGTTAGCCGTCTTTGAGCTTGTGTTGCGCTTCTTCATGCCCTTCATGCGTGCGCAGAAAGACTTCCGCCGATTGGCAGCTTTAGACCCTTTTTTAAGTTTGCTAGGCTTAGTAGTAACCGCAGTTTTTAACTTACTGCCGGGGTTTGCTTTACGATAACTAGCAACTCCCTTAGCGTTTAGGCCACCAGATTCACTTTTGCCTTCTTTGCGGGTCCAAGCGGGAGATTTTACGCCCCCACCTTTTTTGTAATATGCCCGCATAGCCTACTCCAACAGAATAGTTATCTTGTTGTTTGAACCTGTAAGCGCGGCTACATAGCAACCGTTCTCGGCCAAAATACCGTCTGCGGGGATGTACACATCATTCCACCCTACAGGCAACGTAAGGTCCAGAAGAATAGTACCAGTGGCGCTACCGTCACGTAGTGTAAACGCACAAGCGGCAGCGGCATTAACCAACACCCCTAAAATACGAGAACGGCTAGGTCCAACAAGTGCAGCGGCGTCACCTTGTGCAACATTAAATGCGCGTACTAAATTAGCAGCCATAGTAGCACCTCTTTACGGTTGGACTGCTGTATTAAACGCTTGGCAATACATTACAGTGATTACGGCGGAACCTGCGTTAGTTCCTGCGCTTGTGGTAACAGTCAAACGAAGGTCGGATGTGCCTGTGTTTTTCCACGCCAATGTACCACCACCTTGGGTCGTGATAGTTTTTAGCCCCGCAGTTGTACCCGAAGCAAGCGCGTTGATGAACGTATTGTTGTTACCGCCTTGTTGTCCAACGCTAATATTTGAAGTTGTGTTAGCTGCTGTCTCCATATCGACCACAATGTTTGCGATTTTGGAGTTAGCTGGAATAACAATGTCTGTGAGAGAAGCGGTAAGCGCGCCACCTGAAAGGTCTGCTGTATGTGCTTGGGCCATAACAACATATCCTACATTGGCTACATCAGAGCCTACGGTAGTGCCATTAGTGTTACGGATATTGCCTGCCCGAATAGGACCAGAAAAAGTAGTTGTACCCATGTCGATCTCCTGTCTGGGTTGGTCAGCTACACCACGTAGCTGTCAGGGATAAACATATTATACACAGAAAGAACCAAAAAGAAAGGGGCAACCGAAGCTGCCCCTAATTTTATTTGTTTGGAATGTTTTAGGCTCCGGGGGAACCATAAATACCCAACGGATCGGATACACCAAACGAATAACGCTCACGGGCTTTATAACGACTGTTACCTGTATCAAAGTCTGCATCCATGGAAGTAGACATTGGGCTACGTGTAAAGTGTTTCAGACCGTTTGGAATGTCTGTGGTCAAGAACCAAGCGTTGCTGTCAGTTAGATAATGATTGACTGCATAACCTTCTGGGATAGACCCATTGTTACGCAATGCGTTAATATCATTATCTGCAGTGCCAACACGTCCATCGGTATCCAGCAAGCGCGTAGCAACAAATTGCAGGGCAGGTGGGATAATCAATTTACGTGGTTGCGCTGCAATCAACAAACTACGTTCGTCTGTCCATGCCGCGATACCAATAACAGCCGCTTCCAAAGAAGTTTCGTTAAGGTCCGCTGCAACAGTAGGACGGTTTGAGTTTGTGCCGCCAGAGATAAGCGGATGCGCAGTGGAGAACAACGTCTGTCCGTCACCATAAGTTGTACCTGCAAAACCACCGTTTAGGATGGCCGCAGCTTTAACTTGTTTGGTGTACGCCATCGCACGAGCAAGTGCTTTAGTATAACGTGCTGACAATGAGTCATACAAGTTATCTTCAATAGCTTCCTCAGTGATTGAGAAACCCATTGCCACTGTTTCGTGTGTGTAGCGTGCGGTCCATGCTTCTTGAGCATTGTCATACTCAATGGCAGAACCTTCGTCTTTGACAGGTGCCGCTGAAAAACCGGATAATTTGGTTTCTTCTTCAAAAGACCGATCTGATGATTCGGTTTCGTAGATTTCAGCGTGTTCTTCACCGTACTTTGCGTATTCCAGACCAAACAAGGCGTTTAGGCCGGGGAGCAGCTCTTTAAGTAGCTGGGCGCGTGAAATAGCCATTAGTTAATCTCCTTATACGCCAGTTGCGTTCTGATACTGGTGCATACCAAAGTTGAACTTAACAACCAGCTCGACAAATGTGTCTGCAGCGGTTGCTGTCTCGGCCACCACGTCGATGACGCGAATTGGCAAAGTGTTCGTAGTGGCTGCTGAAGTCGAAAGTACAGCGACCTTCGAGTTCCCAGTTGCGGTGGAACCTGTGTTTTGAACAAGTGAGACGTTGTTACCTACAGCAGTGCGACCTACACCAGCAATTACAGTTGTGCCAGATACAACGGCAACTTTATAAAGCTGGTCAGGATCGTCTGCTACATAAGCAACGATGTCACTTGCTACAGTGTTTGCAGGATAATGCTGGCTATACAATTCATAACCCAAGTTAGGGTCTGTATAACGACAGCCAAGAAATACACCCACGGGTGTAGCAGTTGTGGTTCCAGCATCTTTTTCAAGTGTGCCAGAAGCTACAAGTTTCACAAGGTCTCCGTTAAGGATATTTGTGTTGTAACCTGAAGCGACAGGGATTTGTCGAGTTGCCCCAGCAAAAACCTGACCCCCGATCAAATTGATCGGTTTCAGCCCATAGGGGGCGTCCACGGTAGGATAAGCCATATTAAGCTCCTAAGATTAAGTTCCTTTACCAAAAGTGACATTCGTTTTTCTATCATTGAAGATAGGCATACGCGGGTCACTTTCTCTCATAAGGTTGTTGTCTACAGAGTTCATTTGGGCTTTGGCTTGGCCTGAATAGTATTCATTCCGTTCCTCTACCAACTCTACTGGAGCCTTACACAACATCAATCCACCAATAACCACGTTGTCTTTGAAACGATCTTGTTCAATCGCAACCATGGTAATCTCTGGATGGTCTGTTGCCTTTACAGGCTCCCAACCTTCACGAAGTTTTGAAGAAACGTTAGTGGCGTCCACTTGTCCTTGCGTGCTCACGCGGACCCAATGAAATTCGTAACCCGGCTGGGGATTTGGAGATGGTAACACCTCTGGGCGCGTCCAAGCCTTTTTACGAACGGTACGTTCTCGTGTCTTTAATTCACGGTCTATACGGTTTTCAGCCATCTTGTTTCCTCATATCTATTGCAACCTGTTTGGCGTATTGTTGCGGCGTTAACCCCAACCGTTTAGCGATTTGAACTTGAGTTTTGGACAGTTTCACCTTTTTAGGTGCAGTGCTCCGCGTAGCGGGGGCGACCACTGAAGTCTTCTTTCGCTGTGGTTCAGCCTCCTCAAAGTTATCTGGGAAGACCTGACGCATACGAGAATCTATAGTCTCGTAGTATTCATCACTTTGCGGGCTTATGCCCTGTTTGACAAGTTTATTATGCAGCCCCAGCGCTAAACTTGTCATTTCATCGTCGTTGCCGAACCACGAATTGGCTTGCTGCCAGTTTGCGGCCCGTTCATCGACTTGTACTGCCGGAGCGGGTTCTGGTTCTGGTTGTACAGGAGTTTCGGTAGCCTGTAAAGCAGGTAATTTAAAGTTTGCTAGCCTATCAGCCTTTAACTTAGCAGATGTTAAACTTTCTTGCGCTGCGAGCACCGCATCTGAGTCCCCGGACTCATACGCTGCTTTATAGGCTGTTTTTGCGGTTTCTGCTTCAATCGCGGCATTCTTTTTGGCTTGCTCAAGTAAAGCCGTTTGATTCTTAGAGACACTGCCCTTTAACTTCTGGTTCTCGTCCATAAGCTGCTTAGTGACGCGCTCCAGCTCTTGGCTTTGGCGTAGGGCTTCTTCTTTTGCCCTGCGTTCGTCGTGGTAACCTTTGCTGAAGTGCTGGATGCGCTTGCGAACTTTGTCCGAATAGTCTTCCAATTCTTCGTCGGTAACATCTGTTGGAGGTTCCGAAGCCTTGCGGTTCCTGTCAGCTTTCGGCGTATCGTCAACCACTTCAACTTCCACGTCGTTGTCTGTAGTATCCACTTCACTTTCAGCTTCAGCTTCAGGTCTGGATTCATCCGCAAAGTCTTTAGCAGTTTTCTTACCTGTAACATCAATTTCAACAGCTCCAGTATCTTCGATGGCAATCGCTTCATCAGTTTCATCTGGAAACTCAAATTCTACTTTTTGAAAAGCCATGATTACGCCCTTTGTATGCCTGATGGATCAGCTACAACGGCTTCAATAGAATCGTCGTTCATAAGCCGATATTCAACGCCTTCAATAGTGAAGCGCGTACCCGAGTTCATGCGAAACATGACGTAATCTCCTACCTGACACCACGGTCCCGTAGGAAAACGTTCCTCGTCATTATACGCTTGATCGCCTATATCTACCACTAACCCAATGATAGACATAATATGATCCTGCGTTTTTGCGGTATCTGTCTTAATAATAGACGTACCCGCAATAGTTTCTTCTGGCTGGGGTAGCGCGATTAACACACGATATCCCACAGGTTTTGGTAATTGTAGTTCAAATTCAGCTTCGCTGATCTTAACTGCTGCTTCAGTCATTATCGTCTTCCATATAATTACGCGAGAGGTCTTCTACATACGATTTGCTGGCTTCGAGACCCCGAATTAAGCCAACAACTTCCCTGTAACTTGCGTATTCTTTGGGCGAACCCGCAGCTAGGAAACTCTGTGCAGACGATATATCGTCGTTGATTCTATCTTTCAGCACGTCAAAGACGGTTTTAGCCATGAGGCGTTAACTCTCCTTTTTAGGTTGTACATTTTTAGCCGACTGGACTAATTTGGCCAGCTCCAAGTCGATCTTGTTGTCTTCTACACGTTTAGCTGTGGCATCTTTTACGCCTTGCCGTTTCGCGTCTATAGCCAACTCGGCCTTATCTACATTGATCTGTTCAGACGCAATCTTTGCATCAATCATCATTTTTTGTTGTTTAAGCTGTACTTCTGCTTGCTTGATCTGGGCATCCGCTTGGTCGTTCGCGGCTTTACGCTGCTGCTCTGCCTGTTTGATCTGCAGTTCTGCCTGCTTCATTTGGATGATTGGGTCTTGCTGTTGTTGCTGCGCTTTCTGCTGCGCTGCCTGTTGTTGGTTTGCTTGTGTAAGCTGCTTGCCTGCATCTGCGACTAGACGGGACAGTTGTACTTCCATATCTTCTGGTAGTTCTTCGTTCGGTGCAGGTAGCGGTGCGCCTAGCTTCTCTTCGATCTTTTTGCGGTAAGAGAAACCAAGGTGTTCGGCAATATGCGCCTGCAGAGACGCCATAATCTGTTTTGCCTGTGGGTTCTGCCCGATCATCTGGGCCATCATAGGGTCTTGCATGAACGATACGTGGGTCGCAATATGCGCTTCGTGATCCTGATAGATGAACGCTTTCATCGGTTTGCCAATCAACGCGTCCATATTCTCGCTTATTG